GGTGGAGCCGGCTGGGGCGGAGCCCCTGGAGGTTCCGGAGTAGTAATAATCTCTGTTCCAACAGCTAACTATAGTGGAACCACTACAGGATCTCCGACCGTGACCACTTCAGGGTCAAACACTATCCTAAGATTTACCGCATCAGGGAGTTACACAGCATGAGTCACTTCGCTAAAGTTATTAACAACATCGTAATAGAAGTACTAGTTATTGAACAGGATGTTATAGACACAGGACTTTTCGGAGATCCCTCATTATGGATTCAAACCTCCTATAATACACATGGTGGTCAACATCCAGCAGGAACTCCATTACGCAAGAACTTTGCTGGAATAGGATACACATACGATAATATTCGTGATGCATTTATCCCACCCAAACCATACCCTTCATGGCTGCTTAATGAAGATACCTGTTTATGGAATCCACCTGTAGCACGCCCTCAACAAGAACCTGAAAAATATCGCTGGGATGAGAATACTCTATCTTGGGTTTCGATGATACAAGGTTAAAGGATATAAATATGACAACAATTACAAGTACATGGGGAGTAGTTCAGATGGACTGCTATCCCGAATACGAAGGAGAGCCAGATATTGTATTTAATGTGCACTGGAATCTTCAAGCCTCAGACGGTACATATGGCGGATACGCATATGGCTCCACAAGTATAGCTCTTACTGAAGGCGCTACGTTTACACCTTATGAAGATCTTACAAAAGAGCAAGTTCTTGGTTGGGTACACGAAGCTCTAGGCGAAGAACAAGTAGCAGCCTACGAAGCAAGTGTAGCGCAAGAAATTGAAAACCAGAGAAATCCAACAGTAGTAAACCCACCATTGCCTTGGATCCAACCCTCAGTACCCGAAGAACAAAATTAATTAAGGAGCCACCGTCACTTAGCCTAAAAATAGCTTGACGGTGAATCCCCTCAATGGTATAATCCGAATTATGACTCAAATTGCACTTACTCCAGAATGTCTAGACATTGCTAACGCTTATTTAACTTATGGCTCTGCGAAAGATACCGCGGAGCAATTAGGCATACCAGAATATCAGGTAGTGCAGTTTTTAGAGCGCAAAGATGTAAAAGATTATATAACCGGCGTATATCTAGATCGCGGGTACAGAAACCGTAATAAGCTCGGTGCCGTACTAGATCGTATGATTGACTCCAAGCTAGAAGAAGCCGAAGAATCCGGCATATATACTTCTAAAGACCTTCTTGAGCTTCTACAGTTCGCACATAAAATGCGTATGGACGAACTCAAGAATGACAATTCTGGCCCTACAGTCAATATCGCTAACTTTGGGCAAGGAAACTACGGACAGTTGATGGAGAAACTCCTTAGTAATGATAAAGGAACTAAGTGACGCCTTTAGGCAATTAGTTCGCTCACTATCTTTAAAGCCTGTAGCCACATTAGCCTCGATTTGCATTATTGCAATCGCTTACGTAAGCGTACAAAGCTACAGCCGTATCGAAAAATTAGTCGTAACTCCCGACGAAGAAGCCCTTAGATTTCGCGAGCAATTAGAAAGCTCAAAGTTAGTAAATACAAGTCTCGAACAGCTCAGAGTCTCTCTGGGCGCTCATAGCGTTGTGATAAAACAATTTCACAACGGAAGACACGATCTAACTGGAATACCGTTTACGGAATCTTCGGCAACTTATTACACTGAGAGCTACGATGACTTCGGATCCGAGACCGTATCTACAATGAATACTAGCCTAAGAAGAATCTGGACAGAAATAGACAAGCCTCGTTGCATTGTTCTTACCGCACCAGTAGACGCTTCGACTAGAAAATACTTTATGGCATACGAACTCAAAAAGATAGTAGAGTGCCCACTCACAAACTTACTGAACTATCCAATCGGTAAAATCACCGTTGGATTTTCACAAGATAACACAGATGATGAGATTGCTGTAAATAAAACGGCGGCCATTGCAAAACGTGTTACAGGATACTTAAATAATGGTTACTGAATATATTAAACGCAATCAGAAAATGGGATTCGATCAAAATGGAGTGTTACTCTATAAAATTCCAGTCGAAGAAGAAAGCCCAGTATTTGACCAAACCACAGATGAAACTATAGTTGGAACTCCAATTGAAGACCTACTATTTGATCCCCTACTAGGAGACGACTAATGAAATGGCTTCATCTAGAGACAAATGAAAGAAAGAACATAGCTCTCTGGATGATGTTTGGCGGCTCACTAGTATTTACCGCCTACGCAATCGCTGGTCTAATAATGGTAAGTTCAAATCCTGGATTCGTTTTTTGGCTCGCAATGGCAGCACACGTACAAATTTTTAGTATCATGTGTGGGTATATAGCCCAGCTTGTGAAAAGAAGAATCTCGGCCGGAAAAGATGGCGTATCCATAACGGATGAAGGAGTAAATGAATAATGTTTAAACTTAGTCAGACTTCTTTAAATAGATTAAAGGGAGTAGATCCCAAGCTAGTTAAAGTTGTTGAGAGAGCGATCGAGCTGAGCACAGTAGACTTTGGTGTTACTGAAGGTCTTCGTACCGTAGAAACACAGAAGAAGTATGTAGCAGCCGGCAAATCTCAGACAATGAAAAGCAAACATATAGAAGGTAAGGCAGTTGATCTAGTCGCTTATGTAGACGGTAAGGTTAGTTGGGAACTTAATCTATATGATAATATTGCCGACGCTATGGCGAAAGCAGCAAAAGAATTAGGAGTGCCACTAAAATGGGGCGCGGCTTGGAATGTTCCAGATATTACAAAATGGAATGGAACAATGGAAGCTGCAATGAATCATTACGTGGACGCTAGGAGAAAGGAAGGAAAGAGACCCTTCATTGATGGGCCTCACTTTGAATTGACATGATAGTAAGTAGAGCAGATATTCCAACAGATGTAATTGTACAGTACCCAAATGCTTTCATGAGGGTGCCCATTGCTAATTATCTCAAAGAACTAGAGGTCGAACCTCTACCTTCTCAGATAGCTCTAGTAAATGGTATAAACAATCCAAAGTATCGTTTTGGATGTGCTGCTCTATCTCGTCGTCAAGGAAAAACCTATATTGCAAACGTTGTGGGCCAGGTAGTATCTTTAGTACCTGGCTCCAATGTTCTTATTATGGCACCAAACTATTCGTTATCTCAGATCTCGTTTGATTTACAAAGAGCTTTGATAAAGAAATTCGGACTAGAAGTAACGAAAGATAATGCCAAAGATAAGGTTATAGAATTATCAAACGGATCGACCATAAGAATCGGTTCTGTAAATCAGGTTGATAGCTGCGTTGGACGCTCTTACGATCTAATTATCTTCGATGAGGCTGCGCTCACAGATGGAATGGAGGCATTTAACGTTGCTCTTCGTCCTACACTAGACAAGCCTAACTCAAAAGCACTGTTTATTTCTACACCTCGTGGTAAGAATAACTGGTTCTCAAAATTATTCGACCGTGGATTCAGAGATGACTTCCCAGAATGGTTCTCAGTAAAAGCAACTTGGAAAGATAATCCTAGAATGACAGCTGATGACGTAGAAGAAGCCCGTCGCTCCATGAGCGAAGCCGAATTCCGTCAGGAGTATGAGGCCGACTTCTCGATCTTCGAAGGAAAAATCTGGAATCTAAAGCAACATTGTGTAGGCGATATTCCAGAGGATCTCGATCTAAGAAAATGTGATGTTTTCGCAGGACTTGACCTCGGTTTCAGGGACCCTACAGCGATGGTTGTAGCCGCATATTCGTGGGATCATGAGAAATTCTTCCTACTAGATGAATATAGAGACAATGAGCGTGTAACTTCGGGACACGCCGAAGAAATTAAGAAGCTAATGGATAAATGGGCCATAGATTATATCTATATTGACTCCGCAAACCAGCAGCAACGCTTCGATTTCGCACAAGAATACGACATTCCAACGACAAACGCGAAGAAGTCCGTTTTAGACGGCATTGGATATGTTGCTTCACTAATAGATACCGACAGAGTATTCGTAGACTCGTCACTATCCCACGTGCTGCACGCTTTAGATCAGTACCAGTGGGACGATAATCAGAATCTACAAAAGGAAAAGCCAAAACACAATGAGGCTAGCCA